ACAGCTGTGAAGGATTCATTGTGCATGCTGTAAAAGTGTGCTACAAAATCCTTGAAGTACTTGCTAACAACCATTGTCCAGAGGACTGAGGAGGCTGAAAAGAGGCGGGTTTTACCGGCAAGCACTTTTTCGAATGGTCGGCGCTCATCCTTGAGATAGTCAAGGTAAGGGACTTCTGGGAGGGCTCCTGCTAGGAGTATTTCCTCGATTGTGTTGAAGTCGCTTGTGAGGCGGGCGCTGGGATAGCGTCGACCATCTGCGTTGAGAAGGATCAAGTCCTTCTTCGTTAGATTTTCCAAGACGTATGGGAATCCGGCGGAGGTGTTCATTGCGATGCTATCGAAATAGTCAGCCCCGTCGATTCCATTTAGTATTTGGTCCATGGACAGTATGACTCTTGGATGGTCATCTGCCCTTGAGAGTATCTCTTCGGTAAGAGACTGGACAGCTGAGTCGACGAGGGGTTCTGGGAAGTCGTCACATCCCTGGTATTTGGCAATACCAAGGATGAGAGGGTCTTTTCCGAGAAGCCGTGCGTCGTTGCGGCGGAGAATGGCTGGCATTGTGAAGGGTTCTGAGAAAACCCCAGACAGGGGGGATGGGACAATATCGCTCTTCGTTGGTAAGAAGAGGACTTTGTCACATGTGCCCCCGGAGTGGGTTTGAACCTTCATTGCGAGTGTCTCGGCAGGTGTTGGTGGTTGAATGTGGTTTGAGAGGGGAATCCTTTCATTGGCGGTAAGTTTAGTGAGAGCTGAGTCTAGCTGAGCTCGACTAACCATGAGGCCGTATGAAAGGGTTCCATCGTATCCAGTGTGGATACCGATGATACGCCCCTGATTTATTGATTCCAGATCAAAAATTGGGGCACCACAATAACCATTGCGAGAGGCGAGTGAGTATGTGAAAGCGTTGTGTTGGTACACAACCTTTCCTTTGGCGTCGGCTGGGTAAGCGAAAGTCTTTATGTCCTTAACGATTGAGGCATACATGCGTGATGAACGTTGGTTGTTGACGTCAATGTTGATGGTGCATGTACGGTGGTTTTGGACGAGACTATCGCCACTCCAGAAGTGGCGTGTGATGTCGCGGAAGTGGCGGATGCGTTTTGTGCATTGATAAAGAACGAGGTCTCGGTCTTCATCAACCACATTCACTAGGCGTGAGGAGTCAAAGCATTGAGATTGAACAAAAGTTCCATTTGGGAACAATATGTTGAATGCTTTCTCCTGAGGCATGAGGACTTGATAGTCCGAGTCTTTGTCGGCGAGGAAGAAATGTCGGTTTGTGAGTATAACATTACCACTGATGAAAGTGGCATGAATGTATACTTGGCTGTGTGGCCATATGAGAAGTACGACATTGTTTTCGCATGGATTCAAGAGTGAATCCACGGTTCCTGAGTTGAGGGCGACTTTTGCGACAGTTGGCTTGATGGTGTTTGTTTCACCAGAGTGTTGTGCAAAGTCCCCTTGGAACCAGGAACGTATGAGCTTCCAGAGGACAATGCCTCCGAGGGCTGTGGCGACGGCAAGCGTGATTGAGGCTAAAAAGCCAACAACGTTTCCGAGCCAGGAGAGTAGGCCTGAGACAAAGCGGAGTCCCAGACAGGCTAGGTTCTTGGTACCGTTTGCAACGGCACGAACCCAACCGGAGATCTTATCGTAAAGAGCTCCATGTGCGGAATGGCGTTCTACGATAGGATCCGGATCACAAAGCTTGAAAAGCGGACGTCTAGTTCGGCGGCGACCTCGTGGTGTTTGTTCCAGAGGTTTTCGATAAGGACCATGGTCTCAGCAAAGCTGAGAGATTTTATGATGGTCTTGGCGGCGTCAAGGGTGTCGGCACCCTTGGGAATGTATGTGAAGGTGATACCTTCAGGAAGACCGTCTGGCCCAAATGTGGGCGGAAGTTTCTTATCGATTTTCGAGTCGCGATGCATGATCAGGTTGATGTGCGGGCGGCGATTGATAGCTTCGGAGCTATTGAGCGTGATGGAGCTCACAGTGGTGGTGTTTGAGAGTAACATAACCATCTGTGGTTCCACATTAATGCCCTTGTCTGCGAGAGAGGCCATGGTAGGCGCAAAAGTTGAGGAGGAGACGAGGGCAATAATTTCGTTGAGGTCTTCCTCTGCGCGACTTTGGTTGAAGTCATCGTAGAGGATTCCGAAGCAGTCGGCTGTGATGCCGTCCCAGAATTCGTTGCTGGGATCGCGAGTGTAGAACATCTTTCTGATGTCTGAGGCGCTCTTGCCGCGTAATGCGCGGGCGAGGAGGAAGGGCCAGAGGAGGGATTTTCCCACCCCCGGCGCTCCGCTAACGCGAATGCAAAACGGCTCGGTCTTGCGCTGAGCCTGAATTGGCACTCCATAGAGGAGGCGATCAAGTGTTTCGAAGAACTTTGAGAAGTTCTGGTCGAGTGCAATGTTACCTTCTGTGATGTGGCGGTAACAGGCACTGACTGCGTTCTTTGCGATGACGCGTTGACCAGAGACTTCAGGGTCGTTGGCGGTCTGAAGCATGTGCACTTTGATGCACAATACTTGAGCGTGATGAAACGGATGATCGGGGTCCTTAATGGACTGAGCGATGTAGGCGCGGGAGTCGAATGAGCAGAAGAGTGACACCAAAAAGTCGGGGAGGAGTCCCACGAATTTCTGGAGAAGCCAGCCAAAGTTTTTGGCGGCTGAGCAATACATGTTGAAATTTTTGATTGTAGGTGCAAAAGTGCTGTGGAATGATCCCCAGCAGCCCTTGCATGTTTCAACAATGCGTTTCCAGAAAGGGGTGGTGTCCCCTGAGGCGTGTGTGACGACTTCGTGAGGCGTCTGAGTTTTCGGCGAGAGAAAGCCTGCGATGGCTCCTAGGAGCTCCCATATAGCGGTGAGAATGGGATTTCCGGTGAGGAGCCATGTCATCGTGTTGGCTAAGCGTAGCCAAACGAGAGCACTAAAAGGCTTGAAGAGAAGTTCGGCGATTGTTAAAATCGTGTCTAGCATGAGTGGTGGATGTGAAAGAAAGCGTTCTTTCACCTTCTCCAACATCTCGATAAGAGAGCCGATGATGGTCATCTGGCGTATCCTATCTGCAGTGTCGGAGGCAGTGCTAGCGATTTTGGCGTAGTAGCCTTGGAAAACAGCTTTGATCTTGTTGTACATATTAGCGAAATATGTCTTAACAGGGTCAAAGAGTCCAGGCGTCGGTGCGGGAGGTGCTTCTGGCACCTCTAACGGCGGTTCGGCAGGCTCAATATCGTCTTCACGGGCGCTGTAACATGGTGTTTCAGCGACTCCGGAGTGGAGTTCTACGGTAGGAACTCTCCAGTTTGAGCGGCGAGGGGCCGGTTTCTCGTCTGGGGAAAGAGTCGGAAAGTCAGCGAGCACAACTTTGGGTTGTGCAAGCTCTTTCAGGAACTCTTTCCTCGTATCTTTGGGCGCTAGGGCCTGGGCGTACGAACCATTTGTGTTTGTCGGCGCGCGAGTGCTAATCATTTGCTTAAGTTCGGCTGCGAAATCGATCTGATTGAGTATTTGATGGCAATTGCAGTAGGGCAATGGTGGGCCATCTGGTGTTTGGTAGATCGAATTGAAGCAGCGAGTGCAGCGAGTGACGGAGCATTCGCAGTTGCGAGTGACGGCGTGAACGGTCTTGGCTGCGCATCTAGAGCAGGGAGCCTCTAAGGGCTCAGCGAGTTTTTCGCGGTCGTGGTCACAAGTAACTTTCCATTCCTTGAGTACGTGTTTGTGGTCG